ACTTAGTAATTATAAGTAAAACAGGTGAGCTTGGCGAAGTATATGATATTCAAGGCTTAAAAATAGGTCTACCATTAATACATAAATGCTTTAAAAGATCAAATAAAAAAGCTGAGCAATTTTGGCAAAAGTTTGATTACCCTAAAGAGCTTAGTAAAATAAAAAGCGTTTTTGACTGGAATAATTATCCAGACAATTTTAAAGAACAATGGTACGATTATATAGATAATGAATTTAAATATAGAGAAGAAGGCTTTGCGTTTTATAATAACGGCAATGAAACTTACATTACTGGTGCTCATTACATGTACTTGCAATGGACTAAAATTGACGTTGGGGCCGCTGAATTTCGAGAATCAAACAGATTATTCTACATCTTTTGGGAAGCTTGCAAAGCAGACACACGATGTTACGGAATTTGCTATCTCAAAAACAGACGGTCTGGATTTAGCTTCATGGCATCGAACGAAACTGTCAACCAAGCTACAATATCAAGCGACGCAAGATTTGGAATTTTATCAAAAACTGGGGCTGATGCCAAAAAAATGTTTACCGATAAAGTGGTTCCAATATCCACTAATTACCCATTCTTCTTCAAGCCCGTTCAAGACGGTATGGATCGTCCCAAAACAGAACTTGCTTACCGAGTACCCGCCTCCAAACTCACTCGGCGCAAGATAGAGGTTGGCGAACAATTAGCTGAAATTGATGGGCTTGACACTACAATCGACTGGAAAAACACAGGCGATAACTCGTATGATGGAGAAAAACTAAAGCTTTTAGTCCATGATGAATCTGGCAAATGGGAAAGACCAGACAATATAATAAATAACTGGAGGGTAACTAAAACAACATTAAGGTTAGGTAGTAGAATAGTTGGAAAATGTATGATGGGTTCTACCTCAAATGCTTTAGATAAAGGAGGGAATAATTTTAAAAAATTATATGAAGGATCTGATATTACTAAAAGAAACCGCAACGGACAGACTAGCTCAGGATTATATTCTTTGTTCATACCTATGGAATGGAATTACGAAGGATTCATTGATAATCATGGAATACCTGTATTCGATACGCCGGAAAAGCCCATCAAAAGTATTGATGGATCTGAAATAGACACAGGTGTTATTGATTATTGGATTAATGAAGTAGATGGATTAAAAAAGGATCAAGACGCTTTAAATGAGTTTTATAGACAATTTCCTAGAACTACTCAGCATGCATTTAGAGATGAAACTAAGCAATCCTTATTTAATCTTACTAAAATATATGAGCAAATAGATTATATTGAAGAAACAAAGTATACAGGTTTAGTCACACAAGGAAATTTTCAGTGGCGAGGTGGTATTAAAGATTCAGTAGTTGAATTTAACCCTAATAATAATGGAAGATTTTTTATTTCATGGGTACCTCCGCATAATATGCAAAACAGGTCTATATCTAAAGGCAACTTGAGATACCCGGCTAATGAACATTGTGGAGCATTTGGGTGTGATAGTTATGATATATCAGGTACTGTTGATGGAAGAGGATCCAAAGGATCGTTGCATGGGCTTACAAAGTTCACCATGGAAGACATCCCTCCAAATCATTTTTTCTTAGAATATATATCAAGGCCTGATAATGCTGAAATATTTTTTGAAGATGTTTTAATGGCACTAGTATTTTATGGGATGCCTTTATTAGCTGAAAATAACAAACCAAGATTATTATATTATTTAAAAAGAAGAGGTTACAGAGGTTATTCTATGAATAGACCAGATAAAATTTATAATAAACTATCTGTTACCGAAAGAGAAGTTGGCGGAGTACCCAACTCTAGTGAGGATATGAAACAAGCTCACGCAGCTGCAATAGAATCTTATATTGATTCTTATGTAGGTTTTAATGGGGAAAGCTATGGAGACTTGTATTTTACAAGAACATTAAATGACTGGTCAAAATTTAATCTTAATAACAGAACGAAGCATGATGCATCTATAAGCTCAGGGCTAGCTATAATGGCTTGCAATAAAAACAAGTATGCACCTGTAGCCCAAAGAATAATGCAACCAGTAAATTTAGGAATAAGAAGATATAATAATGATGGAGTTACATCAAAAATAATTTAAATACATGATTAATACAAACTATAACAGTTCATTCCCTGATCAGGTAGTACCTGATTCCGTAAAGAATAGTTATGACTACGGTATACAAGTAGCTCGAGCTATAGAGAACGAATGGTTTAGGCAAGATATAGGAGGTGATAGGTATATACAAAACTTCCAAAATTATCATAGGTTAAGATTGTACGCTAGGGGCGAACAACCTGTGCAAAAGTATAAAGATGAATTGTCTATTAATGGTGATTTGTCTTATTTAAATTTAGATTGGAAAATTGTTCCAGTAATTCCTAAGTTTGTGGACATTGTAGTAAATGGAATGACGGATAAAGGGTATGAAATAAAATCTTTTGCTACTGATCCTTATGCTGTTAAAGAAAGAACAGATTTTGTTTTTAATGCAATAAGGGATATAACACAAAAAGAAAATATTGAAAAATTAAATTCAATGCTTGGGGGCAGTTTTTATTCTTCGCCTAATCCAGCAGCTTTACCTCCAACCACAGAAGAGCTAGAATTATATACACAATTAAACTACAAGCAAAGTGTTGAAATTGCTGAAGAAGAAATAATAAAAAATGTTTTTTCTTTTAATAAGTACGAAGATACCCAACGCCGCATTGCTTATGATTTGGCTGTTTTAGGAATTGGAGTATCAAAAACTAGTTTTAATTTATCAGAAGGTATTACCGTTGATTATGTAGATCCAGCTTCGGTGGTTTATTCTTATACAGAAGACCCCAATTTTGAAGATATTTATTATGTGGGAGAAGTAAAAAATTTAAGTTTATCTGAGGTAAAACGGTTATACCCATATTTAACTAACGAAGATTTAGAAGAAATACAAAAATTTAGAGGTCCTACAAACTATAATAATTATGTAAGAAATTATAAAGGGCGCGATGATAACAATTTAATATCAGTTTTATTTTTTGAATATAAAACTTACACTAATCAAGTGTTTAAATTAAAAAAGACTGATCAAGGCTTAGAAAAGATATTAGAAAAAGATGATACTTTTAACCCCCCTGAAAATGATAATTTTAGCAAAGTATCCAGAAGTATTGAAGTATTATATACAGGGGCTAAAGTCATAGGTCTTAATAAACTTTTAAATTGGGAGATGGCGGAAAACATGACTAGACCATCCTCAGATGTTACTAGGGTAAATATGAATTATGCTATTAGTGCCCCTCGTATGTATAAAGGTAAGATTGACTCACTTGTGAGCAGGGTTACAAGTTTTGCCGATATGATTCAATTAACACATTTAAAACTTCAACAAGTACTAGCAAGAGTTGTTCCTGATGGGGTTTATTTAGATATGGACGGTTTAGCCGAAGTTGATTTAGGTAATGGAACCAACTACAATCCAGCTGAAGCATTAAATATGTATTTTCAAACTGGTAGTATAGTCGGAAGATCTTTAACCCAAGACGGGGACTTAAATAGAGGGAAAGTGCCTATTCAGGAATTACAATCATCTAGCGGAATGGCTAAAATACAATCACTAATATCTACTTATCAATATTATTTACAAATGATAAGAGACGTTACAGGATTAAACGAAGCGGTCGATGGAAGCACTCCTGATAAGAACGCTTTAGTTGGCCTCCAAAAGTTAGCCGCTGCAAATTCCAATGTAGCCACTAAGCATATCTTAAAATCGTTAATGTATATTACAATTAAAATTGCTGAAAATATTAGCTTAAGAGCTAATGATGCTTTACAATTTCCCCTTACTAAAGATGCGCTGCTTAATAGTATCAATACTTTTAATGTTGGCTCATTAGAGGAAATGGAAAAAGTGGCTATGCACGATTTTGGCATATTTTTAGAATTAGAGCCTGATGAAGAAGAACGAAGTCAGCTAGAACAAAATATTCAGGTTGCTCTCCAATCTCAAGGGATTGATTTAGAAGATGCTATAGATATTAGACAAGTTAACAATCTAAAACTGGCTAATCAACTTTTAAAATTAAAGCGCCAACAAAAAATAAAAAGAGATATGCAAATTAATCAGGCTAATATACAAGCACAAGCCCAAGCAAATGCTAAGGCATCCGAGGCTGCTGCATTAGCCGAAGTAC